CTTAAAAAGTTTTATTATGAGTTTGATGTTAAATCAGGTATTAAGGTACCGGCTCCTACTGTTAAACTCTGTCCTGGCGTTGCAGATTATATAAGAAACTCAATTGATATTAAGTTGTGGTCTGATGTTATTTTTAAAATAAAACCTAATGGACAAGTAACAAGCGCTAGTCCACTTACAGATGAAGGTAGAATGCATGTGTCATTACATTCTGATGATCAAACAGGACCTGACTTATATAATGGTAGAACTGTTGTAAAACTTGCAAATCCTTGGGCTGTAAAAGCTTCGGATAGAACAAAGTTTCTTATTACAGAAAACCATTATAATGAAGAATTAAGAGAACATGGAATACTCATATCACCAGGATTAACTAATTTTTACGATCAACATGCTTTAAATATATTCTTAGTATTTCCTATTAAGGAAGAAGAGTATGAAGTAACACTTAACTATGGTACAACATTAATGTCGTTGCATCCTATGACTGATAAACCAGTTGATGTTAAATGTAGTTTTATGAATCAAGAGAATTTCAACGGATTATTAGCAAACTTTCCTAATAAGTTCTTTGGAAGATATTATGCGAAAAGAAAGGTTACTGAATAATGGAATACTTGAATTTATGGCCAACAACAATTTTAAAAGGTAAATTTGATACCGACGGAATGGTTGACTATATACTAACCAACTATGATATAAATAATTTGCATTCCGAAACATCAGGCTATAATATGTTTGATAACGACCACAAGGTTTTAGATCAGTTTAAAGCCATGTGTTATAATCATTTTGATGATTATCTTACAAAGACTCTCGATAAAAAGATTTCTGACTGGGGTAATTATACTATGAAGGCTTGGCTTACAGGCCACGGTAAAGATTACAATATGACTATACATAATCATTCAGGCGCTCATTTATCGGCTGTCTATTATGTATTGGCTGAGCAAGAAAATGCAGGTGGTGCGATCGTATTTTCAGATCCACGTACGAACGCAAATAGAGGTTTTGATGATAAGTGGGGAGTAATGTTTGAACAATTTAAACATGTACCCAAAACAGGAGATTTTATGATCTTTCCAAGTTTTACTTACCATCACGTAAATCCTTACCTTTCCTCACTACGGATGTGTATACCGGTAGATCTCTTTCTACACAGAGGATAAAACATATAAATAGAACTAATAAAGATAAAGTTCAAACAAAATAAATAACCTAACTATTATAGTTATATTAACAATTGGAGAATAAAAAATGGCTCTTACATTAGAATACTCAATTACTAGTCTTAAAGTAAAAGATGAAGTAAACGCAGATGGCGAAACGCTGCCAAACGCAGTTGTTCAGACATATTGGAAAGTTGTTGGCACCGATAATGGTGGTAATACTTCTGATTGGGCTGGTGCAACTCCTTTCACAGCTGCTAACGTTCCTGCTGGTTCATTTACTGCTTTCGAAGACTTAGAAGAAGCAACAGTAGTTGGATGGGTTCAAGCAATCGTTGATGGCGATGCTGGTTACAAACAGCATATCACTGATCAACTACAACGTCAGATTGATGAAGATCTTGTCGAAGAACGCGCCATGCCTTGGGCTGAGGATGTTACACCACCTCTACCTGCTGACGCACCTGGAGCAGAAGATCCCGCTCCTGCAGAAGGCGGCGAGTAATTAGATAAAGGAATCTATCGTGAATTATACTTGGAAAATTTCAAAGCTTGGATTAACTGATCAAATGAGTACAGACGACGTCTTACTCGAAAATGCGATCGTTAATGTTAAGTGGAAAAGAATTGCGACAGATACTGATGGATTAAAAGCGAGTTACCTCGGTAGTACTGATTTGAATGCCGCTATTTTGGCGGCAGACTTTGTTGCATTAAACGATGTAACAGCTGAAAACGTTACTAGTTGGCTCGAGGCTGCAATAACAGCAAATGGAATTGCAAAAATCGATGCTAAATTAGCAACAAAAATTGAACGAAAAAGATTGCGTAGTATCTCACCTTCCTGGTAGATATAAATAAACTAAACAATCAATCTTTTATATTATGGAGGTGACATGCACGATTTGCATATGGGTGGCTTAGCGGCTTGGGCTTTGAAAAGAGGCGGGTCGCTCCATCCAATACTATTACCAAAATCGGTAACCGGTAATGAAACCGGAATTATGAATCCGTCGATCTATTCCCACAAGGGAAAGCTTCTTCTTAACATAAGACATATCAACTATATTCTCTATCATTCAGAGGGTAAGCGGTTTCCACATCAATGGGGACCATTAGTCTATATTCATCCCGAAAACGACGTAACTTTAACAACTCATAACGTAATGTGTGAGCTTGACAATAACCTGAATCTTGCATCTGCTCAAAGAGTAGATATGGCTTTAGATACTGGCAAGCCTACGTGGAACTTTATTGGTTTAGAAGATGCTCGTTTATTTGAGTGGGATGATAAATTATATCTTTGTGGCGTACGAAGAGATTGTTATGATGATAAAGGTACAGGTCGTATGGAACTATGCCATATTGATCAAGTAGATGGTAAATGGACAGAGATTTCTCGACATCCTATTCCAGCTCCTGGTGATGATGGTTCTTTCTGCGAAAAGAATTGGATGCCTGTTTTAGATGAACCTTATACTTTCGTTAAATGGTGTAACCCAACTCAAGTCGTTAAGTTTAATATTGAAGAAGGTACAACTGAAGTTGTATATGAAGATACTTCAGAACGTGCACCATTTGAAAAAGATTTCCGTGGTGGTTCACAAGTATTAAGATTAAACGATGACCAGCGCATGGCATTCGTACACGAAACAAATCTATTAAGAGATCCCTTTGGTCGTAAAGATGGTGACTATTCTCATCGCATATTGGTATGGGATAATGATTGGAACTTAATCCATGCATCTCGTAAATTTCATTTTATGGGTACGTTCTTTGATCATGTAACAGGTATTGATTACAATATTGAGTTTGTTACTGGAATGTGCGTACATCCTGAAACTGGAGATATTCTGGTATCTTATGGATTCCAAGATAATGCTACGTTTATTTTAAGGCTTCCTCATAAGTTGTTCTTAGACTTTTTGAATAGTAAGGTATAATTATGAAATTTGATATAAAACTTTTAAATGATGTAGTATTAGATTACGATAACCCCGATAAAATATACGCATTAGCAAGACAATACGATAAACTCGAACAAGGATCAGGAGCACATAGCTTTTATTTAAGAGCTGCTGATATGTCGCCAGGTAAAACCTTTGAGGAAAAATGGTTACAATATAAATGTATGATACTTTCTTCGATGATTTATCAAAGAAATGAAAATCGTAATCAAAGTGTTCAGGGATTATTAAAGATTGCAATTGCAACATTACCAAATAGACCTGAAGCTTATTACTTTATGGCTAAACTTAAAAGAGATCAAGAAGATTATCGTGAAGCAATAATGTATGCTCAAATAGGTATGCAGTTTGAAGGTCAAGAGTACCTTGATAACGATGTTGGTTATCCTGGTGATAATGCATTAAAAGTATTATATGCTCGTTGTAGATGGAAAACCGATGGTAGAGATGATTCAAAGAACCTTGCATTTGATTTAAAATATAAGAATAAATTAAACAAAAAAGATGAAAAGGCTGTTAATGCTTTATTGGCAGAACACGGGTATCCAAGTACTCTTGCATATGACCCATCATTATTTGGTCAATATAAATTTAAGTTTGATGGCCAAGAAGATATAAAGACTAACTATTCTCGTCATTTCCAAGATATGTTTGTACTATCTGTATTAGATGGTAAGCGTGACGGTACATTTATTGAAATCGGTTCTGGACATCCTGAGCTATTTAATAATACATTATTATTAGAAAGAGACTTTGGATGGCGTGGAATTAACATCGATAGTTCAGAAAGATTTGCTCATATATTCTCAAGACATCGAAAAACTAATATGATCCATGCTGATGCAGCTGGTACAGATTATGGTACAGTATTTAAACAACAATGTTTAGAACAACATATAGATTTTTTAAGAATCAATTGTGAATATGCATCTATTGAAGCTTTAAAGAATATTCCGTTTGCTAAACACGAGTTTGGTATTATTCAGTTCCAGCATAACGCAACTTGGTGGGGAGATCAATTTAGAAAAGAATCTCGAGAGATACTGCAAAAGATCGGATATATACTATTAGTAAGTGATGTTGCAGTAGATAATACTCAAAACTATGAAGATTGGTGGGTACATCCAATGCACGCAAATCGTAAACAAAATATGAAGTCTAGCAATAAGATAAACTTTGCTTGGGACTATATGATGGAGAATGTTAAATGAAACCAGTATTGATAACAGGAGGATTTGACCCTCTACACTCAGGCCATATTGCATATAT